ATTGTGCTGATACTACTGATGCACTTTCAGGGGCCCAGTTTCAGTTACCGAGCACACCTTTAGCATTAAACTCAGCGACGATTTGCTTCTCTGCAATACGCTTACCGTCGATCTGATAAGTGAAGCGGAGTTGACCTTTTACAGTTTTGGTCACTTTACAAGTGAGACAAATCTCACCGACTTTATTACCTTGGAGATCATAAGTCGGAAAGTAATGATTGCAAACTCCAGGGAGTCGGTAATCAACAACACCGTTGCGTTGTTGATAGTTTTCAAGTGCAAGTTGCTCAGAGAGTTTCTTGCTGTCGAGAAGGTCGAGGATGTTCATACTACTGATGCACTTTCAGGGGCCCAGTTCTTTTAGTCGTAGAGAAACTCCTCAAATTGATCTACATATCCTTGCCTAAAATCTTCGTCAATGTATCCTTCAATGAACCAATAAAAGTCATCTTTGTTTGGTTCTAGATCGTTTTCTATGCAATAAGCAAGATATGCCTCGGGAGTGTATTCTACGGTGCGAGTGATGCGAATGGAAGGAAAGTCGGCCATTGCAAGTTTAGCAAGAGGACCAGGAATCGGCACTTCAGCAGATGGATTGAAACGAGGAAGACTATTCATACTAATTGAAGTTCAGGAGCAGGTTGGACAGTATAAGTGAAGCGTTTAGCTGTGACTGATACTTTATTCTGAGGAGCGCCAAGTTCATCAACAACTTCCCAGAAATCTTCACCTTCCTCAATTACAACATAACCGAAAGTTCCAGGTTGTGAGAGTAGTCTACGACCACACTGTTTTGCTTCATCAAGCGTATCAAATCGTTCTTTACGATTCCACCAACCGTTGCGGAATACATCATCACTCGGACCGAAAGCAATTGTGATAAACTCAGACATTATTCGTCTCCGAAGTTGTTAATAAGAAAGTCCTCAAGTTCAGTCAGTTGGTCCTCATTTAGATTGAGAACATACTCTTGAATAATTGTATTCACAAGGTCCACATCTTGAAGGCACTTTTCTTCAAGAATCTCAATCATTTCTTGACGGGAAGTCATAATCAAATAGAAGAATTAACGGAAACTTCTTTAATGTTAAGACCTGCTAGTTGTTCATACACACGCTGGCAAATCTTCTTACAGGCATCTTTAGCGCGTGACTTTTCGTACCAAAATGTCACGCAACCATCATAAGTTTCGACTCGGATCTTGTAGTTTGCCATCATCAATAACCGTTCAGAAAGTCATAAAGTGCTTCCTTGTATTCTGCTTCAGTTGCAAAATAGCGAGCACCAATCGTGCAAGGAAACTGTTTCTTAGGACCAGTAGAGTTGGATACATCACGACCCTTATCTAGGATCTGCTGAGTGTAGGGATTGGAGTTGTAGTTAGTGTTCATACTATAGATGCACTTTCAGGGGCCCAGTTATACTCAACCATCTTCATTCATTGCACTTTCAACAAACTCTTTAGCATAATCCTCACCATAAATCTCCGAAATCTCTTGGATGAGTTCATCAGAAGTTTGGTGCATTTTACGAAGATTTTCCTCAATCGTATCACATGCAAACTCTATCAAACTGTCCATATCCATTCCTTCCACAATATCTGAAGCATACTTAGCAATCAGAGAATCGTAGCGTGATTGAGTGAGAGACATTTTAGTTGCGCTTATACTATAGGATCACTTTCAAGGGCCCAGTTCTACTCAATCACTTTTTGTTTTCTATATCTTTCCCACCTTAATAGTGCTGCTTCTTTTAGTTTTTGTTTTGTTTCTTCACTAACAACTCTACCTCTCATTGCATTTCCAGTTTTAATTCTTTCTTCTGGATTTTCATATCTCTTTCTTACTCTTTCTGATGCTTTTTTGCGATATTCTTCGCTTTGAGTGGAGTTTCTTATTTTTTCTAAAGTTTCTGGTGAGAATTTTCTACCTTTCAGCGTTTTACTTATTTTTTCTCTTACTTCCTTAGGTATAACTTTTCCTTTATTAAGATCACTTAGTTGTTTTCTAGTTTTTTGCGATACAATTTTACCACTATTTCCATCGCCACCATTACTCTTATTTCTTAAAATACCAGTTCCTAAATCTTTTCTACCAAAGACGGCAATCATATAAATTTCGTGTTTAAATGCTTCTTCTTCAGTTAGATTTTGTTTGAGAAGGATTATTCTATCTCTATCTCTTGGTGGTCTAATTTCTTCCTTTCCTTTGTTATAGGCACGATAACCTTTCCCCTTACCAATGTAATAAGGTGTACCATCTTCACGCAAATATGCGTAGGTGTAATAGTTATTCATACTGCTTTATGTGTTGCAGTATTATTTATACAAGAAAAGGGGCATTTCTGCCCCTAATCTTTTGCTTAGTTGCAACACATAAGCATCTTTATTTATTCAACTACACTATATGAAGCTATCCACGACGGAATCCCTGAGAGTGACAAAGAATCATTGCGGGCATCGCAATAGTCTTGTGCTGCTTTTTCAGAGTAGAAAGGTCCAATGTATTCTGGCGATTCCAGATGCTCAGACCAGAACTTGACGGTGAAGGTTTTGCTCATACTACTGATGCACTTTCAGGGGCCCAGTTCTACTTACCTTTACCAGATTCCTCTTTGAACAAAGAACTTTTTGATTTCAGTATAAAGAAACTCACGAAGTTTAGGGTCTGTGGTGTTATCAAAAGCATTGTAGAGTCGATTAAGGTATTCTTCGTGAGTTGTGATCTTAATGTTTTCTTTGTCGGTCACTCCGATGTCATTTAGGGCAGAACCTGCTTTAGACTTAGGACGACCGAAGTTGCCAGTAATGTTACCTTGTGTGCGGAGTTTGGGTTTAATCTTGGAGAGATTAGAGTAAGTCATTCCTCATCCTCATCAGTAAAGTTTGCCCAGTCAGAATAAACTTTTGGTTCTACATCACCTAGAAGTTGTTGTGCATAATACAGTGTTCCTCGTTGGAATTGATAATCACGAAAGTCATCAGTTTGACCACGATGCTTATACCAACTCAGAACACCGTGCCCAACATCAAAACGACTTACAATCTTCATATAAGTATCATCACACCATACTTCTTCCCCAGGCATTTCACGCAGAGCATTGAGAGTTGCACAGTTCCAATTATACTCTAGGAAGTTACCATTCTCATCAAAACCACATTTAGGATCATCACCGTTCCAATCTTTTACTCTGGAGGCACAGCGAGGGCATTGATAAGTCATTTCAGTTCTGATGGTTTTTCAGGTAAAGTTGAATAAGATCCATAACACATTCAAGATTTGGAGCACTACCATCATAGTAGTAATCCATATTCATTACATCTGTGACTTTAAGAGTAAAATAAAAATCACTATTAGAAGAATACTGTTTAATGTCAATATAAGTTTCGTAATCCATCAGTTACCTTCAGCGATTTGATTAAGAATTTGACGGGCAAACTTCATAAAATCATAAGCAGTTACATCATCAGAAGAATAACAATCCAACAAATCTGATTGATTGTAAGTATTCACAATCAGCAGACAAGCATCATAAAGTGCTGCAATGTGTTCCTCCTTAGAGTGAAACTGGATTGCGTTGTAGGATGGTAAAGTCATCGACAGATCGCTCACAATATAGATGCAATTTCAAGGGCCCAGTTATCAACCCCAACTCTTTTGCAGTGTAAAGTTGGCACGAGAAAATGTCTCTCTATCAACAACTTTATATGTGCCAAACTTGTTTGTGATAACATAACCTTCGTGAGCAGAGACTTCACCATCAATCTCACACAGAATGTCATCTTGCTCAACAATGAAGAAGAACAAATCTTCCTTGATAGTCTTAACAAGACGCCAAAGCCGAATCAGGTTAATGTCACAATCACATTTTTCTGCAATTTCACTCTCATCCACCTCAATACCTTCGCGGATGCAGGAGTTAATCTCTTTTTTGATTTGTGATGCTTTCTTGTCACTCACAAACTCACACAAAGTTGCCATTTGCTTGGCAAACTTACACACATCCTCCAAATCTTCACGATGAGGATGCAGATACACTTCAGGTTGCACGAAAAGGCAACTCTTAGTGCTGATGAGTTTGCTAGTCAGAGGAGCAGCAGATACAGTGCGAAGATCATCACCACCACCATAGATGGTGTGAGGAGCAATGATAATTACTTGCTCTACGATTTCAGGAAACTCATAAGTGACCGTGTTGGGAGTATAACGACGCTGACCGCCAAGACCAATAAAATCACCTTGAATGATAGACTTTGTGCGAGGAAGATGATTAAAGCACACATGAAGAATATCCGCAACTTTGCCTTGATACATCTTTGCAATTTCTTCATGAGAATGTGCAATCTTGATCTTTACTTTATTGAAGACGGATTTAGTGCCAACGAAAAACTTACCATTGGCAGGATTAGTACCCCAAACAATAGCCGGACTTCCATCCATCTTCACACTGATGGTAGAATCTTGCTCATAAAACCAATCCAGAACGGAAAGATCACCCGTCAGGATGCAATCTTCGGGGTGCTCCAGATGCTTGTTTTGCATTTGCTTGGTCATCATACTACGGATGCACTTTCAAGGGCCCAGTTTCAGTCAATACCAGGCA